TCACGACCATTCTTAAGACCAAAGGAGAAGAATGGTGTGTCATTTAGCGGAATAAGTACACTAAGGATTTTACTTGCCAGCGAAGTAACACCCCTTGATTGTACAGAAGAGTATGTCTGAAAAAGATTATCCTCTCCACTGATGGATTGATAAGGCAATAGAGTTGGTACAGTTAAAGCTGAGCAAGCACGAGACTTGTTTAATTTAGATTCTCGTTTTGCATTAAGCGTCCACCATCGGTCTTTAATAGTCTTTTCAGAATTCATTTTCTCTCCTTAGATTGGTCTACCTTCTTTTTCGTAATCAGGTCGTTCAATTGTAGGCATAGCTAAATTGAAACCGCCACCAAATTCCGTTGTATCTTTTTTAGTTTGGCCAGTCATTTCTTGGAATAAATTAGCCTCTTGTTGTTGTTTCTTTACTAGAGACTCTTCTTTACTGGCTGCCGCTTCCTGTCTACGGAGATATTCTAATTGACGTTCTCTATCGCGCTCAGCACGCATACGATCTTCGGCTTCTCGTTGATAACGTTGTTGTAACTCCATCTGCCGTTGCATCATTTCTTCTTGTTGACGCATATATCCAGCTGAGTCCATTCTAGTACTACCACCACCAGCTTTACCGCCCATTAGTCACTCTCCTTTCTTGCTGTTCAAATAGAACCTTTAGTTTAGCAACTACTTCTAATTGACCAGCCTTAAAACCTCGTTCATAATCCTTTAGTTTTAAGTCGCTTGGGTTTAATTGAATTGTCTTCTCCAGGTACTGGATCAGATCCTTCGACAACTGTAGGCTGTCTTTCATGTAGTTTTTCCAGTGTAATTGAATTTATATAAGATAAACAAAGGGAAAGGTTAGGGTCCTTTATGGACCCCTCCTTCCACTTCTTTAGTAGAATTTCAAGCTTGTTCATTATTCTTCACCATTATATTCAAATGAAAGTTCTTCTCTCCTGGAGCAATCTTTTGTTCGATGAGTTCGTTCTTAAGATTGTCTAGGAAAATATTCACCATGTTTAAATTGTTAAATCCTACATCCAACGTGGCATTGGATAGCTTAACTAATTTAATAGTTTCGGCTAACGCCAAGTCCATATCGTACTCAGATTCAACAAATAAATGGGACATATTAAACTCCTTAGGTTAGCTCACAACCATTAGCTGTACAGGCTAAGGTTCTAGTATTAGTGGTTGTATCTTCCATCTCGTACTGAGAGAGAAGACTGAAATCAACAATAGATGGCATTTGCTCATCTAACTTATTAAACTCTTCTTCGGAAATCGCTTCGAATGGAGCTTGCTGATATACATGGTTATCCTTCGGCAAGAAAGAAATGCCGCTGACGGCATTCCAATGTTGCCATAACCAACCACCAACATGCAGAAACTCATTATCTGTATAGTTAACAGTAATGCTAGGTTTGTGATCACAATACCACACTTGATATGCTAACCATAGATTAAGATGTCCAATAGCATTGATCTGTTCTTCTGTAATTCCAAAATCAGCTTTGATTGGGAATGAAAACACAAGAGTATGTTCTGGTTTCATTACACAATTCTCATGTGGAATGCCAGAATCAATCATGAATTTTGCCATTGGCGAGTGTTTATCCATACGAATCCGTCGAATATAAAACTTGCTATAGCGAGGATGCAGCCCTGAGGCTGTACCAGCTACACAACTTGTCGTGCCTTCTGGCTTAATACATGTAATAGACTTGGAAGAATTAATGCCAAGATATTCTGACCACTTTTCGTTTACCTTTCTAGAGACAAACTTAAGAGCACTAAGTAGTTTCTTAAGTTCCTCGGGTCCATGACCTCCATTAGTTAGGTTGTTGTCAAAGATACCCGTCATTGACACACCTAGTAGTCGCTCTTCTTCGCAGTTTTCTTTAAAGGATTGATTACTAAAGTATGTAAAGTTTGTCAAGGCACTTTGTAAAGTACCTAGAATTGTAGCATAACGAATCTTATCAATCAGTTGTGGACCCTGATCATCAGGACGAACAGCAACAGTTGATAGATTGCAGAATTGATTTGGTCGTAGGATAATCTCTGAGCATGGATTAGTACCAAACTCAAAGTCTGGATTTCGTCCAGCCTTTTGTGCAATGGCTCGCATTGCTTCACGATTACAAATACCTCGCTCACCCGAACGAGAATTATATAGTGAAGACCATTCTTGCATAAACGAACCCATATCTGGCTTGGTTTCATAGACAGCAGAATTATTAGCTAGTGCTCTATGACCACCCTTTTCCCACCAGGGGCCACTCTTGGCATGTGCCATCTCATAGTCATTAAGATCACTGAGAGAAATCAGAGCAGAGCGTCTAACTCCACCTGAGATAATTGAATCAGCAATCTGACAAACTAAATCATGAACTTCAATTGGCTTAAGTTTACGACCACGAGCATCATAGAACGTATTAGCAGTAAACTTAATCAGTCTAATAAATGGTTCTGGACCAGAAGCACGACCACCGAATGTCTTTAGGCGTGCTCCTGATGGACGTACTTGGCTTGTATCAACATTGAGATGATGTCCATTATAAAGATGGGTTACAAAATCACGATAGGCATTAGCCCATCCTTCTCTTGAATCCTCTACAACAATGGATCTATCTGTCTTTGTAATTGTATCATGAACCATAGGAAGCTTAGCAATGTTGTGCTTCTCTACAGAGAATCCAACCCCAGTTCCACAGGCTAATGTGTACATGATATTTGATAGATCTTCAATAGATTGAATGGCAATATAGCAACAGTTATAGGCAGCTACATCATCCTTATCCAATGCAGGACCAGCCGTCATAAGGGCTCGCATTGAACCAAATACCTGACGATCCTTCATAGCCTGTCGAATGTTACCAATTTCTTGCATTTCTTCTAGGGGAATCTTATTGCTAAGATCGAGCCGATTAATTAAATAATCAAAGTAACGATCTACAGCCTCATCCCATGTCTCTCTACGGTTTAATTCAGGTAACCATCGGCAATACTTGTCGGTAGCTACAAAATCTTCAAATACCTTGCTCATATATATCTCCCTTACTTAAATCCAAAATGTTTCTAACTCCGTGGTTATTTGGACACCACAGGTTGATTGTATTATTATCTTTGTCATAATCGCCATGACGCAGAATACGAACGCACCTAGCTTGGGCTAGGGCAAAATCTTTACGGAACATATCAACAGGACGCTTTTCTTCGGGTCGCTTAGCCCAATCCTCATCTTGATACATCTCCATGATCTTTGAATCCCATTCTTCTTTGGAGTTGTTTTCTAAGAACTTCTTAGCCTTGGCAGGACCTACCTTCCAAAGACCCCAGATATTATCCGTAGTATCTCCAGTCATCCATTGCTGATAGAAATACTTATCGGCCTCTTCTCCAGATACCAGGAGCGGTTCTGATTCTTTGTCTGGATTCCAGTGCCACCCAGGAATCTGTCGAAGATCCTTGTCCACCGTCACACCTACGGCTTGACCTGACGACACCAACATTCCAATAAGATCGTCTGCTTCTAGGTGGTCTACACATCGTACACTGATATTTTCCACTGCATAGATTGTTTCCAATGCAATCGGCATAGAATCGGGAGACTTGAAATCCTCCCTGTGTTTCTTGTACTCTGGCCAAAACATCCTCCTAAAGTTCTTACTTCGTGGACAAGACATAGCTACATAAACAGTATCTACACCCTGTGGTGTCCAGTTCTTAATGTCTTGATTGATACGACCAGGTAGGTCTTCAATACCTTCGGCATCTGCCCAGAAGGCAGCCCTATAGGCAATGATATCTCCATCAAGAATCGCTGTTGTCGGCATCGTCATTGTATTCCTCAAGTTCTAGATAACCAATATCTAACCAGTACTCAATTGCTTGCTTTACCAGATAATCAAGATCATCTAGTTCACCATCGTTAGTAACAACAACATCGAATAGATCATCATATTTGCCCTGTATATTTGCTTTCTTATATGAATGTTCTATATCATTAGCTAAAGTTTCACTTTCGTGATTACGCCAATCAGCATCCTCTTCCTCTAGTTTTCGAATACCTTGAGAAAGAAAGATTTGAGTTGCAACTATATCTCTACCAAATGCTAATTCATTCATATAACGTACATCATCTTGGATAATGACATATTCAAAGTTAGTTTTACCTTCCTTCTTATTGTCTAGTTCCTTAATCATATACTCTTGAATTGATTCATAAGATCGTATAACCCAGTAATCTGGATCTTCAGACCGACGATTGGCTCCGAGTTGTTGACAGAATTCACGATAGGCTGATGAATCCTTTTCTTTTGTAATACCAAGTGCAGCTGCTTGCTTCTTAATAGCATCAGCAAAAGGAAGTATTACAGGAATATAGCCAAGTTCAAATGAATACT